GACTCAGATGGAAACTGAATTGCGTGAAATGATTATTTATCAGGTTGGAATGCCCGGTCTTTGGTCAAAATTCACAGAAATGCGTGAGATTGTGCGTAAAGAGCGAGAAAAAGTCGAGCGTGAACAAAAAAAGCCGTGGCAGAGGCTACGTACAAACGTAGACTTCTTATTCAAAAATACCAAGTTCAAGCCACAATATACGCTGCAATTTTGATCTTCGTGCTTGAGTTTGTAGGACTTATGTACTACGTACACAATGAGTATCAAAAGTCTAAATATCATTTGGAGAAATAAATGGATTGGTTAAAGTCAATAGCACCTACGATAGCCACGGCATTAGGCGGCCCACTTGCAGGTATGGCGGTTGAGGCTGTATCTAAAGCCATAGGGGTTGACCCTAGTGAAGTCCAAAACACCATCAATTCAGGCAAGTTATCTGCTGACCAGATAGCCTCAATACAAACCGCAGAGTTAGCATTGAAAGCCAGAGCGCAGGAGATGGGTCTTGACTTTGAGAAGTTGGCAGTAGCAGACCGTGCAAGCGCCCGTCAGATGCAGATGACCACAGGTAGCTTTATACCCCCTGCGTTGTCCGTTATGATCGTGTTGGCTTGGGCGGCAGTGCAGTTCTTCCTCTTGACCCATGTGATTGAGCCAACCATGCGGGAACTAATTGCCCGTGTACTGGGTACTTTAGATGGTGCATTGATGCTTGTCTTATCGTTCTATTTTGGTTCATCTTCAGGCTCACAAGCCAAAGATACGATGCTCCATCAATCGAGTCCAACAAAATGACTATACTCACCAAAAACTTCACTCTTGAAGAACTTACGCACACCGATCACAGGGAGTTTTCAAATGAACCTAACGAATCTGAAAGAGCAAATCTTGTCCGTCTTGCAGTCTTTTTGGAGCAAGTTAAAACTGTTCTTGGCGGCAAGCCAATTATGGTTAACTCAGGTTTTAGGTCTAAACAAGTTAACGACGCGGTTGGAAGCTCTGATCGTTCTCAGCATCGTGTGGGTTGCGCTTGTGATTTTCGTGTGCCTAATATGACTCCTGACGAGGTTGTTAAAGCCATCATTGCCAGCGACTTAGGATTCGATCAAGTCATTCGTGAGTTCGACCGCTGGACGCATATCTCAGTGCCAAACCACCCAGACGATAAACCTAGACGGCAAGCGCTTATCATTGATAAAATGGGCACAAGAACATACGTTTAAACCATGACTATCAAAAAGCTATTACTTAAAGCCGGGGTTAACCGAGAAAATACTCGATATACCAATGAGGGCGGCTGGTATGAATCCGAAAAAGTTCGGTTTCGTCAAGGTACGCCCGAAAAGATTGGTGGCTGGGTAAGAATTTCAACTGCATATTTTCAAGGGGTATGCAGATCAATTTGGAATTGGGTAACTTTAACCAATCAAAATTTGCTTGGAATAGGTACAAACTTAAAGTTTTATATTGAGCAAGGCGGGGCTTACTACGATGTAACTCCAATCAGGGTAACGGTTGTCTTAAACAACCCGTTTACTGCCGTTACTATAAGCCCTTTTAGTTCTACCATTACGGTCACAGCGGCAGCTCATGGCGCAACGACCAATGACTTTGTTACCTTTAGCGGGGCGGCATCTTTGGGTGGAAATATTACTGCGGCGGTGCTTAATCAAGAATATAAAATAACGGTCGTTGACATAAATACGTACAGTTTTACAGCTAGAAATACTTCTAATGTCACAGTAACTTCCAATGCATCAGATACGGGTAATGGTGGCGCAACGGTATCAGCGCAGTATCAGATCAATACTGGCCCAGAAACTCAAGTCCCATTGGTGGGATGGGGTTCAGGCAAATGGGGTTATGGAACATGGGGCGCAGGAGAATCAGCTTCTGTATCTTTAAGAATATGGACTCAAAGCAACTTTGGAGAAGACCTTGTATTTGCCCCAAAAGGCGGAGCAATTTATTACTGGATTGCAGCCAGTGGAGTAACAACCAGAGGTGTTTTGGTGTCTAGTTTATCTGGTGCTTCAGACGTTCCGACTGTACAAAACTTGATCTATGTATCTGATACAAGCAGGTTTGTGTTTGCTTTTGGAGCTAATGATTATGGCTCTGCCGTGCAAGATCCAATGCTTGTGCGTTGGTCTGACCAAGAGTCTGTTACGCAATGGACTCCAGCCGCTACCAATCAAGCGGGTAGTGTTAGGTTATCTCATGGTTCTAAAATTGTTACTGCCATTCAAACCCGTCAAGAGATTGTTGTTTTAACTGACGCATCTGTTTATTCTTTTCAATATGTTGGGCCGCCAGCAGTTTGGCAAACTCAGTTACTGGGGGATAACATATCTATTATTGGCCCAAATGCTATAGCGCAGGCTGGCGGTATTGTGTACTGGATGGGCGTGGATAAGTTCTATTTTTACGATGGTCGTGTGCAAACATTAAATTCTGATTTGCGTAAATTTGTATATCAAGATATTAACTTGACGCAGAATGAACAATGTTTTGCCAGCACCAACGAGGGTTTTAATGAGGTGTGGTTCTTCTATTGTTCAACCAATAGCACAAAAATTGACAGGTACGTGGTTTATAACTATATTGAAAAGAATCCTTCTGGTGGGGTTGGTATATGGTATTACGGCACATTAGGTAGAACTGCATGGCTTGATTCAGGACTTAGAAACTACCCCCTTGCCGCCACCTATAATTACAACGTTGTTAACCAAGAGTATGGTAATGATGATGTAGAAACAGGTACATCTGCGCCTATTGAAGCGTACATATCTTCTTGTGAATTTGACATTGACGATGGGGATAAGTTTGGGTTTATGTGGAGGGTATTGCCTGACTTGACGTTTTCAGGTTCCGAAGGAACAACAACCCCACAAGTTACCTTTACTTTCTACCCCATGCAGAACTCGGGGTCAGGTACAGGCACAGGAGTAGCTCAATCTGTAAGTGAAGTAACCGCAGCTTCTTATACAGTTACACCTGAATTTACTGGGCAAATCAATACTAGGGTTAGGGGCAGACAGTTAATTATGAAAGTTGGTTCAACCAATCTTGGTACGGCTTGGCAGCTGGGCGCTCCACGTATTGATATTCGCCCTGATGGGAGACGCTGATGACCATACCTTCAAATGTTATTGCCCCAAACTTACCGCTGCCTCCAGACGAGTATCAAAGGCTTGCCCAGCAAACATTAACAAATGTGTTGCGTTTGTACTTTAATCAATTGGATGCTTTTGATTCTATTGCAGTAGAACAAATGAATACAAATCAAACTTTAACTTGGTTTGCATTATGAATTACCAAAATGTAACCCCCATAAAAATAGCATCAGCCGCAGTTACAGCTACTTATGCTACTGTGTATACAACCCCGTTGTTGACCAGAACCTATTTAAAGAACATCAATGTTTGCAACACAACGGCTGGTGCTTTAACTATTTTTATTTCTATAGTTCCAACATTGGGAACGGCTGGCACAGCCAACGCCTTGTATTATGGATACACAATTGCTGCTAATTCTATATTGTCTTGGAATGGAGTTCAGATTATGAATCCGGGAGATACGCTTCAAGTTAAATCAACTACAACTGGTCTGACCATTATTGCTAGTGGTGGAGAGGCAGTATAAATGGCAGGCGAAGTATCATCAGGCGATATAGTTAGTTACGTTCAAGCGCAACAAGCTGCGTATGGAGGTGATAACGCTCAATCCCAAGCCGCTATTGCTCAGGCTATGGATCAGTATGGGGTATCTCCTGCACAAGTCGCTGCTGCTCTTGGATCTACTACTGATACTATTCAGGGCTTATACAATGCTGTCGCTCCTACAGGCAATTATTACTCCCCACCTACCACATCAACTGGAATTGCTGCATTACCAGTAGATAATACTCCAGCTTCTACAACTGGGATTGCTGCATTACCAATAAATAATACACCTGTATCTACGCCTGTATCTACGCCTGTATCTACGCCTGTATCTACGCCTGTATCTACGCCTGTATCTACACCTGTATCTATACCTACATATGACTCTACTGCTTTATTAAATAATAAAGATGTTATAAGTTCTGGACTAACAGATCCAATCAATCAATTATTTTCTGGTAATTTAACTGGTAGTATTGTACAGACAGGGCCTGGACAATCTCAATATACTTTACCGGGCCTAATTAATACTAGTGCAGGGGGTCAGCAATCTACTTATGGTGATGTTCCTTTAAACATAATTCCTGTTCCTGGAACTTATAGCCCAGGTGAAATACCAACTGTATATAAAATTGCATTGCCAGCAAGTGGCGGTGGAACAGTGGAATATCAATTTAAAATAGATCCACAAACAGGTAAAGTAATTCCAAATACCGATCCTAGTATAGCTTTAAATTATAATCCTGGTTCTAATTTTGGCGCTGGTGCTGTCATGCTTGCTAGTGTGTTCCCAGGTACAGCGCCTTACATGGCGGCTTTAAATGCAATATCTGCGGCTAAAGATGGTAATTGGACTAAAGCGGCTATTAGTGCTTTATCTGCGGCTGGGCAGTTTGGTCAACAAGCATTAGCTGAAGCTAACGCAGCGGCGGCTGCTGGAAATGCTACTGAGGCTGTAGGCATTATTGATAGGGCTAAACAATTTTTGGCTGACAATGTTGGAGCAATTAAAACTACATCCAATGTAATCTCTGGATTAGATGCATTAGATAAGAAAAATATAGCTGGGGCATTGACAGCGGCTAGTAA